ATACACAAATTACTTAGAAGCCAGACTGCTGCTAAAGCGGTCTCTGTTATCACAGGTGCGGGACTTGCGCTTGTTAAACGCAAGTTTAGGATGATGTCGACTAGGATCGCAGCAATGCGCCGGAGTGATATCCAGCATATTGCTAGACTCATGAAAGATCATGAGAAGTGGTTACTGTTAAATGACAGTTTCCTCTATCCAGGTAAAAGGATATATTCAAGAGTAATCTTGAATGGCTATGGAAAAACTAGTCCAGAAATCAAACGAAATCTGATGCTAGTTCTCCTTAGTCTCCATAGGAACTTGCGTTCCACATGGCGTCCTTCTACATCGACTATTACGCATAAGTATGATAATAGTGTCGTTGACACCCTATTGGATACTCGAAGCACTGCTTGGTTTGATATATTTCAAACCCCTCAGCTTATGTTACCGGTTCATCCGGACACTTTTGTTAAGTTCACAAGTGTGCATAAGAGTGGAGTTGCTTACCGTCGCGGTAAGCATTGTCCATATGCCATGAGTCCTATCGTCGATTCTAATCGACGGGCTAAAGGCCTTGAATTTCCAATTCAAGTACTTCAGAAGGCTAGGTCCAATGGGAAGGCTATTTCTAGCCACATAAAGGATATGCTAGCGATAAGGAGAAACACTTCTCTCTTTGAAGCAATTCAAAGAGTCAGTGTTCATTGGAAAAGACAACTTATCTTTCCCGATGTTTGCTCCGAATACGCTGATAAGCTGGAATCTTCTAAGAAATTAGTTGAATCCCGCTTACATGTTGTGGAGAGTCCTTCGGCTAAACCGAGGGTAATAGCAATTTATGATTGCCACTCACAAATGGCCTTACAGCCATTCCACAAGATGTTGGAGGAGTTAGTTAGGTCTATACCTACTGACTTTACCTTTAATCAGCATGCTGGTATCAAGTATCTTATGAGTCTAAATAGCACCGGTGGAAAATGGTATTCAAGTACAGACATAACATCTGCAACTGACACCATTCCGGTGCATCTCATAAGACGCATCCTTTATGTTATCATTAAATCCCACGTTGTCGATAATCCTCATCAATTCGTTGATGATGTGTTATCAATACTCGTCGATAGATCTTTCTATTTTCGTGGTAAACAGTACCGTTATGGTACTGGACAACCAATGGGAGCTTATGCATCCTTTCCGCTTTTAGCTTTATGTAATCATGTTTTAGTGCAGCTTGCTGCACATACT